CTAACTCTTTCCACAAGGCAATCAAGGTAGAGAAGGAAGATCGCTTTACAAGTATTCAAAAAGCATTTCAAATTTTAAAACAAAAATAAAATGGCCTTAGATTTATCAGCATTAACTAACTATGTGAAGGAGAACGAATTGCAGTTGACATCTGCTGCTATCTTCTCTGCAAAAACTGCTTCCCTTATCGAAGCAAGAGGAAATGTCCAGGTGGGTATCAAATCCGCTGAGACTATCAACATCATGACTACCGATGCGGTATTCCAAGCAGGTGGAACTTGTGGTTTCAACTCAAGCGGAACTACTACCATCACTCAAAGAACTTTGACTGTAGGCAAGATTAAAGTACAAGAATCAATTTGCCCTAAAACTTTCGAGGCGAAATATACTCAAAAGGCTTTGCGTGAAGGTTCTACTTATGACTACATGGCTTATGCTTCTGAGTATTCTGCACAGAAAGTGGAAAGAATCGGTGCTGCCCTTGAGACTGCTTTGTGGCAGGGTGATACAGGATCAGGCAATGCGAACCTTAACAAGTTTAATGGCTTGATTAAAATTATCAACGATCTAGGATTCGGTGGTACAGGTGATCCTATCAATGGAAACACTTCCAATTTGACTACCTTGACAAAGTCAAATGTTGAGCAGGCTGTAGATGAGATTTTTGCTGCTATCCCTGCTGCCCTTTTGGACAAGGATGATGTAGTGATCTTCTGCGGAAATGATACCTTCAGAGAATATGTACTTGCTTTGAGAGATTCCAACTTGTATCATTACCCTGTAGATGCTGCCAACATGGAACTAGTAATTCCAGGTACTTCTATCAAGTTGATTGGTGTGAATGGATTGAACGGAACTGACAAAATGTTCGGTGTATCTATGAGCAACTTGTACCTAGGTACAGATATGCTTAATGAGCAGGATCGTTTTGAATTGTTCTATGCTAAAGAGGCAGACGAGATGAGATTCGTAGTAGAATTCAAACTTGGAATTCAGGTCGCATTTCCAGACGAGATAGTGTTTTGGAAGTTGTATGTTGCTCCTTAATTGAGTAAAAATATAGGGGAAGGGATTGGCCTTCCCCATTCACATTTTAAATAAAGAAAAAATATGCCTTGTGCCTTAACTCAAAATTACACGCTTGATTGTAAAGATAGCGTAGGCGGTTTGACCGCAGTATATTTTGCACCTTATGAAGATTTGGCAACAGTAACCATAGCAGCAGGAGTAGTGACTACTTTGACTATGGATGCTACCAAGAGATTCTACAAGTATGATCTTGTGAAAGAATCTTCAAACTTCGCTGAGGCTGTGAATACGAATGTGCAGAATGGTACTATTTTCTATGCTCAAACTCTTGAAATTGTTCTTAACAAATTGCAGGTAAATACCCGAAATGAAATTGTTCTTTTGGGTAAGAATAGACTTGCTGTAATTGCTACAGATAACAATGGAGAAAACTGGTTTTTGGGTGTGGCTAATGGTTTGGATTTAACAGGTGGAGGTAGTGCATCAGGTACTGCTTTCGGTGATAGATCAGGATACACTTTGACCTTCACAGGTAATGAGAAAGAACTATGTCCTAAAGTGACAGCAGCGATTCCAATTACCTAAAATATTTGGTTTGTAGTTTATGTGAAAAGCACCTTCCTAGTGAAGGTGTTTTTTTTTGTGTACATGGAAACGCTTTTTAATATTTAAGGGTATGGTTATTATTCAGAAAGGATCAGCAAGTGCAATCTTCATAGCCCTATTTGATAAGAGGGAAACAAGCAGCAATACCTACACCTTTTTATTTCAGCATGAAGTGACAAAGGAAGAGGTGACCTTGAGCCTTGCAGATATCAGCACTCATAAAGAAAGGTACTCAGAATTCAATATCCTTGAGGTATCCTTTCAGAATAGCACTGTAGGCTTTTGGCGGTACTATATAACCCAAACGGGAAGCGGTGCTGACATCATTGCCACAGGAAAAATGGAATTGACAGCAACAAACCTAAGCACTGCGGGAGTGGTCAGATACAATGGCTACAATGGTAACTACAAAACATATACAACAGCATGATAAAGTTTTTCAAATTTGATCAAGTGCCTTTGCCAATTTACAAGGAAGTAAAAGGAAAGGATTGGATTTACTACGGGGAGCGTAATGATTACCCAAACTACCTGCTAAGAATCTACAATAACTCTGCGAAGCACAATGCAATCGTAACGGGCAAGGTAGACTACATCTGTGGTAATGGGTGGTCAGTAAAGGCTGAGGATGAAATGCAAAAGGCTAAGGCCTATGGCATGATCAATAAGGTAAATTCTGAAGAAGAATCTTTGAATGAGTTAACTAAAAAGTTAACTACAGACATGACCATCTTTGGAGGCTACTATCTCCAGGTGATTTGGACAAAAGCCACAGGTGAGATCGCAGAACTTTATCATGTAGACTACTACAAGGTGAGAACCAATTCAGACAATAGCGAATTCTATGTCTCCGATAATTGGATCAAGAATGACAACGTCAATCCAAGACCTGACTATGAGGCCTTCCCTGCATTTGATCCAAACAATAGAACAGGATCACAGATTCTTTACTTTAAGGAATACAGAGCAGGAGCAAATACCTATTCTTTGCCTGACTACAGAGGTGCTATTTCTTACATAGAACTAGATATCTCTATCGGTGAATACCACCTGAACACCATAAACAATGGAATGTTCTCAAGCAAGTTAATCAACTTGAATGGGGGTAAGGTAAGCCAAGAAGAAGAGGATAGAATTGAAAGACAATTCAAAGACAAATTCTCAGGATCAAAGAATGCAGGAAAATTCATGCTTGCATTCAATGACAGCAAAGAGAATGAGCCTTCAATCGTAGACCTATCAGGGACTGAACTTGACAAGCACTTTGACCTTTTGAATAAGACAGTTCAGCAGGAGATTTTTAGCGGTCACAAGGTCACAAGCCCAATGCTTTTTGGTGTAAAGACTGAAGGTCAACTAGGCGGTAGATCGGAACTCAGAGAAGCCTCTGAACTATTTCAGAACACCTATGTAAATGCCAAGCAAAGAAGCCTAGAAGAGACCATTAACTACCTGTATAAATTCAATGATCTACAAGCCCTGCTAGAACTTCGAAAGACTGAGCCTATAAACTTTGAATTTAGCGAAACGATTATCTCTGCCAACATGACGCAGGAAGAGATCAGAGAAAAACTAGGGCTTGCACCAATTGAAAAGAAAGAGACAGCAGGATCTCAGGACATTATAAACTCATTGAACAGCCTTTCTCCTTTGATCGCTACCAAGGTGGTAGAATCTATGGACGTGAACGAATTGCGAGGCCTTATCGGGTTACCAATTAGACAGGAAATAGTAACACCTACAGCAATCAATGAAGCACCTGTAGGGCAGCCTGATGCCTTTGCTGATCACAAGCACTTGACCTGCTCAATCTCTGAAAAAGATGCAGAGATCCTCAAGAAGTTTGAAGGTAAAGGATTCAGCAGAGACAGGTTCAAAATCCTAGAAAGCAATAAAATGTTTTTTAGCAGCATGGATGAATTCGTGAAGGAAGAACTATTTGCTGAGTACATCTTGAATGAGGTGCAAAGAAATATCCTTAAGCAGATTCAAAGCAATCCTGCTGCTACTGTTCCCGATATTGCAAAGGCTACAGGAATAGATGAGGCTTCTGTGATTGGTCGAATCAATACCTTGATTGATGACAATGTGATCGAAGAGAAGATTGACCGAGTAGGTCAGGTGACTAGAAAGATCACTAGATCAGGGGAAGCAGCGATCAAAAGACTTGAGCCTGTGACTTCTTTCCGTGTTCTATACTCTTATGAAGAACGCAAAAATGTACCCCCTGCTGAAAGCGGAAGCAGACCTTTGTGTGATAAGTTGTATAATGCTGAAGGCCCAGGGAAAAGCCTGCTATTTACAAGGGAAGAGATTCAAAACATCTCCAATCAACTAGGATACTCTGTATTTCAGTTGTGTGGGGGATGGTATAGAAATCCAAATACAGGCAGAACTACCCCATACTGCCGCCATGAGTGGGTTCGTAATGTAGTAATTGAAAAGACATCAAGATGAGTGCAAATGTTCTAATGATTTCGGAGCAGTCCTTTAAGGACTTCACAGTAGCAAGTGCAAATATTGACTTGAAGAACGTGACACAGGTCATCAAGATGACTCAGGACAGGTACATTCATCCCATTTTGGGGACTGCTTTGTACGATAAAATCCTGTCTTTGATTGTGGCAAACACCATAGGTCAGGGAGGGAATGCTGTCTACAAAACTTTGCTTGATTCCTACATTACAGATACCCTTTTCAACTATGTACTAGGTGAATTGCCTATGGCATTGCAGTACAAGTTTGTGAATAAAGGGGTAGTGAAGCGGAAAAGTGAGAACATTGAAGAGCCTACATTCGCAGAATTGATGTCCATTTCTCAGTACTACAAAGGATATGCTGAGTGGTATGCAGAAAGAACCATCAACTACCTATGTGCAAACAGCACTTTGTACCCTGAGTACTTGAATCCAGGATCAGATGTGACTACTATCCAGCCTGTATCTAATCAGTACAAGGTAGCAATCAATCTAGGACGTGGTGACTATGAAGATCCCCGACCATACAGCGAAAGATACCAAGGAAACAGATATAAAAAACCTTTCTAAAATGGCCTATTCCAAGAACGAAAAAAAACTCAAGGAATTTCTAAGCAAACAAAATGACTCTATCAGAACTAGTAGCAAAACTCAAGGCAATACAGGAAGCCCATCCAATGATCCGAACATTCGGAGAGGGTGATATCTATGACTATGTAGATAATGGCGGTGAAATTGAATACCCTGTCCTTTGGACTGTGATCCGCCCTTCTCAGTATGCTACTTCTGTAGTTAGATACAGGGCTGTCCTTCTATTTGCTGACTTGCTAACTGAAGACAAATCAAACAGGCTACAGGTTCAATCGGATCAGATGCTTGTGGCTTTGGATGTACTAGCCAAATTGAAATTAGACACAGCCTATTCCTTTAACCCTTCGACAAACGCAAACATGGAATTTTTCCAAGAGCGATTTGATGACTTTACAGCAGGTGTTTCTATCGACATAGAGATTAGCAGCCCTGTACCTTTGAACCTTTGTGCAATTCCTACAACTTAACTGAAATGAACATCTTCCAAAAGGATGAGATTGGAGTGCCTTCTACTTTAATAGCAGTTTTGGCGAATGTCTTCCAGGCTATCGGGGTAGACTTCCTGAATGTGATCCTGACTATGATCATTTCACTGCTGTCAATCGTGTACCTAGTATTCAAAATCAAAAACGAAAAAGCAATTTTTGACAAGAGAAAAGATGAAGAAAGCAAGTAGTGTTCAGAAGGCTTCATCCTTCGGGAAGAGAAGAAACGGGAAGGCAAAGAAGGCCTATAGTAAAGCATTAAATAAACCTAAAAAATACAGAGGACAAGGCAGATGAAAAAGTTTTTTGAGTGGTCAGCAGGATTCTTGTCCGAGAACGGGCAGGCATCTAGTAAAAGATTTGTAGGTGTATTCAGTGCTGTGGCTTTGTGCTACACTCTTTATGCCAATCATGATGCTGTGAATGAGCCATCTGAAGCATTGGTGTACTCAGTTGCTGCTTTGTCTGCTGCTGCTTTGGGAATAAGTGCAGCCGAAAAGATATTCAAGAAGCCTGAAAAGGAATGAAGAACCTATCTAAAGAAGAACTATTGAGCCGAATGGAGGCAATTAATCGGAGCAATGCGATTATTTACTTCGATCTAAATGGCTTTATTCTTGGTGTCAATGTGATCTTCTTGAAGGCTATGGGCTTAGGTGAAGATGAGCATAACAAATTAATAGGAAAGCATCACTCGATTTTTGTTAGTTACGAATATTCAAAGTCTGATGAATATTCAAAGTTTTGGGAAACCCTTAGAGATGGTAAGTTTTTTGAAGGTGAATTTGAAAGACGTAAAATAGATGGCAGTCCTATTTATTTGCAGGCTACTTACAACCCAATCTTTGATGAAAGCGGAAGTATCACCAAGATCATGAAGATTGCTACTGACATAAGTGAAACAATTGTCAGCAAAAATAAAATTGAGGAACTTTCAAATAGTATAAAGGCAGAACTTGAAAACTCAAATAAATTAAGGGCTGCTATTGAGATTGAAAAGGATGCAGCGGTGAATGACTTGGATGCTACCATCAAGAAGAGTCAAAACGAATTGATTAAGGTGATTGTAAAGTCAGCCCTTTTTGTAATCATGTCAGTAGGATTTATCACCACTATCATGTACTCCTTTGCAATTCTTTCAAACAAGGACACGCAGATCATTGGATCTACTTGGTCAAATATGTTTTCAGTGTTATTGACAAATGCCTTCTCTATAGTAGGCACAATCATGGGTATTAAATACGCAACTTCAGAAGATAAAAAATCAAAAGAATGAACACTACAAATCTACAAACAAAACTACCAAAGGCAGCATCTACTTACATGGTGCAGATAGTTCAAAAGTACAACATCAAAAACCCTTTGCATCTTGCACACTTCCTTGCACAGATTGGTCATGAATCAGGAAACTTTCAATTCGTTTCTGAGAACCTAAACTATTCTGCTGATGGCCTTAGAAAAATATTCCCCAAATACTTTGCTGATAATGTTGTGGCAATGAAGTACGCAAGGAATAGTGAGGCAATTGCATCTAGAGTTTATGGCAATAGAATGGGAAATGGAGATGAGGCTTCAAAGGAAGGGTTCAAATTTAGAGGCAGGGGATACATTCAATTGACAGGTAAGGCTAACTACCAGGCCTTTTCTGATTTCATCAAGGAAGATTGTGTGGCAAATCCTGATCTAGTTTCAACTAAGTACCCTATGGATTCAGCCATTTGGTTCTTTGATAAAAATAAACTTTGGGATATTTGCTCAAAAGGTGAAGGTGATGATGTGGTGACTGCTGTTACTAAAAGGGTAAATGGTGGCACTCATGGACTTGCTGATAGAATTGCAAAATTCAAACTATATTATTCCCTTATAACTGCTTAATGGAACTCACCAAAATTGCACGGAATGTGCATTCTCTTTCTTTAAGCAAGGATGAGAATAAGGTGGCACTTCTTTCAGACATACATTGGGACAATCCCAAATGTGACAGGGTGATGCTCAAAAGACACCTTGACTATTGCCTTGAAAATCAGATACCTGTATTTATAAACGGGGATATGTACTGCCTCATGCAGGGCCGTGGCGATCGCAGAGGGAACAAAAGTGACATCCTACCTGAGCATAACAATGCAAAGTACTTGGATAGCATAGTAGAAACGGCTGTAGAATGGTGGTCACCTTATGCATCTATCCTGACTGTAATAGGCTACGGAAATCATGAGACTGCGATCATCAAATACCAGGAAACAGATTTGCTTCAAAGATTTGTAGACCTATTCAACTACAAGAATAAAAGCAATGTCTACACGGGTGGCTATGGGGGATGGATAGTTCTTAAATATGAGATGAAATCCAATACTGTCATGACTAAAAACCTAAAGTATTTTCATGGATCAGGCGGTGGTGGAATAGTCACAAAGGGTGCTATCAATTTGACACGAGCCTTGGAGACATATGAAAATATGGATGTATTTGTGATGGGTCACATCCATGAGAACGCAAGTAGAAACGATGTAAGGGACTGCCTTCACTACAACCAAGGGAAGCGAGTCTATGAATTACAACAAAAGCAGATTCACCTTGCTATCACAGGATCGTACAAGGAAGAATACGGTGACGGCTCACATGGGTGGCACATTGAAAGAGGCGCACCTGTCAAGCCTGTAGGCGGTAGAATCTTAACCCTACACGGCAGGAGGTATGTCAAAGAAGGTTCTGAGAATTATGAAATTTTAGTAGACTCACATAAATTTCCTTTATGAAAGCAACCTTAACATTCAACCTGCCTGATGAAGAGCATGAGTACAGCAATGCTGTAGATGGTTCAAAGATGCGTCATATCCTTTGGGATGTGGATCAATTCCTACGGGCGAAAATGAAATATGAAGAACTAAGTGACGGGGCTTATGATGCCTTTAAAGAAACCCGTGAGCATCTTAGAAGATTATTAATTGAAGAAAAAATTGACCTAGAAAAATGATACTGACCTTGATTTTAATCAGCCTTATTTTAGTTCCTGTATCTTATGCATGGGTTAAAAACATTGACTACATGAAAGACAACTACCCTGACTACAAAGGGGAGGATTTATTCTAATAAATTCAAACATGATACCTGATAAACAAAAAATTCAAATTGCTACTGTCTCCTTCATAGCAGGGGTGGTGCTTGCGTTTATATTTTATCCAAAGCCTGAAGTAGAAGAGGTTTATAAATTCACTACAAAGACTGAAACTGACACGATATTCATCAAGGAAATTGATACTATTCAAGTCTCTAAAAAGGAAATCAAAACCGAGTTTTTAAGGGATACAGTGCTTGTCGATTTTAAGCCACAAATTAGCCTGTTTGAGACCACTTTCCCTTTTGAGCATGGAAGTACTAAGGTAAGCGGTGAAGTCCTTGGAGAAGTCCTTAAAATGACTGCTATCAATGACTATACTATTCCTGTGGTGACTAACACAATTACCAATACAGAAACAAAGACAATCATTCAAAAGCCAAAGGGGATTTACATAGGTGCAGGAATCAATTCACTGCTTCAGCCTAGTGGGAAAGTTACCTACTTGGACAACAAATATGCATTCGAATATCAGTATCAGCCATTGCAAGGAGTTCATCAAATAGGAATATCTAAAAAACTATTCTAAATGTGGCTTGAGATTGATGTGATGCTGTCTGATAGTTCTATGGATTGGAAGGAACTAGGCTTGGATGTCAAGCATGAATTTGTTAGGCGGATGGTCAGGCTTGAGGACATAGCCTATGTCCAGGAGTTAGTGCATGACATTCAGATCATAATATTCTATGACAAAACATCCTGCTTGATCAGGGGGGAATACCAAAGGATCAGAGATGAGATCCTCCACCTTGAAAATGAGGAAGATTAACGAGGGTAAAAAGTTGTAAAATTTACCTTTGTTATTCGGCTTTTTTCCGAAATTGTCCTTGATTTTTTACTGACTTTTGAAGTAATGCTCTACTATTTCTTTTATGCTGACTTCCTTTTCTAGGCTATCCATGTAGAAAAACAAGCCATCTTTTTGTGAGGTGCTGTAGTACTTTAAAAACCAATTTAAAAAAAGGCCTAATTCTTCTTCCTTCATATCAAATCCCATCAAGGTGAATGTCATCATAGAACCACTTCCTGCCTTCATCAGTCATGATCCTATTTAGTAGTTCCTTCTGCTTTGCTTTCTTGATTGATTCCTTTGCCTTATCATCTTTTTGCAGGATCTTAAGGATTACCAGGTAGCCTATCAGGTCATTAATCACATCTTCATCATCACGATCAAGGCTGCCATTTTTGATTCTTTTCAATTTGTCATCTATCCTAACCTTCAGCCCTTCTTCAGGGGATAGGTCAGAGAAGATCCCTATGGGTTCTATGGCTGAATTGCCATACTTCTGATTCTTTGCAATCAGCATTTCTGTGATCTCAGAAAGTACCTTGTAGACTTCTTCTTGAAAATTCATAGGAGGCATTCAAATAGGTAAATGATAGCAATTGCAAAGATAAGGGTATAGGCTACAAATAGGAGGCAGCCTTTAAGGTCTTTCATAGTTCTGCCTAAATGATTTAAACCGATCCCCTAGTAGGTACTGAGATGATTTGAATTTTGACCTGCCCTTCTTTACCAGCGATCCATTTGAGAAAAGCACATAGAATTCATTTTCCACTACTTCAAGATTAATCTCTAAGAATTCAGCCCACCAATCAGCAGGCTTTCTATTCTCATCTATCACCCTAGATGCATTCCCATATCCGAATGGGTTAATGATTTCTGATTCTTGCATAGTAAATTTTTCGCATTGATACGGCTAAAAATCGACATTTTTAAAAAATGTGAGAATTTGTTTAAAAATTTTTCACAAATGTTTTGGATTCTAATTTATTCCTACGATATTTGAATCACCAATCAGACACAAAAAACCAAAACAGACCATGACAGCACAAGAATTAAAAATCGGAGACACATTTAGAAGACAAGGATTTCTATTGACAGTCGCAAACATCAAGCCCGATACTTATCAAAACGGAACTCCTTGCATAATTGTAGAATGCACAACCAATGGAGGCAAAATTGTAGATAGTTTCTTTTGCTTCAAATTGACAACAAAAGTAAAATAATCAACCACCCCTTCGGGGGCTTCACTTTAAACCCTAAAAAAATGAACTACGATTCAGAACACTACTACGATCAAGAGATCTCCTTCACCTATGAAGGTCAAGATTACCTTTGGATAGGTGACTATACCATCGAATACTTCGGTGAGGATGAAAGCGAATATGCTCCTGCCTATGGGGAGATAGAAGTCCACATTGACCACACCTTGAGCCTTTATGCTTATGAGGATGGGGTGGAAGTAATCCCTACCCCTTCAATACTTATGGCTGTAGAATTAGAAATAGAAAGAAATCAATAACCAAACAAACACAAACCAAATGAAAGAACTAATTAAGATTCAGGCTGAACTAAAAGCACCTAAGAATCAATTCAATTCCTTCGGGAAGTACAAGT